AGGAGTTGCTGCGCGTGCTCGGGTACTCGCCGGGTGAGTTCCGCATCCGCCGCGATGGGCCAGTGCGATGGTTCTCGACGGCGGGCATCGAGCAGTCGGCGCTGGCCGTTGTCACAGCCCGGCCAGTGGAGGTGGTGCCGAAGAAGAAGGAATGGCCCCACCAATCTGCTGGTCGGTAGAAGTACGGGGTTTGAGCCAGTCGAGTAGTTTCATAATCTGCTCCTTGCAAGGTATTGTGAAGGATATGAAATCTCTTACCCCTCATTTGCTTCTCTGCTCTTTTTTCACAAGCATTGCTCCTGCCTTAGGAGAAGGATTTCGCAACAAACGTGTGGCTTTCATTCCGACAGCAGCAGCCCACGAGGAGTACACAGCCTACGTGGATTCAGCACGCTCATCATGGAAAGAACTTGGCAGCAATATCACCGATGTGGATATTGCCAGAATGCCTCTAAGAACAGCGACCGAGGCGCTTGAGCAAGCCGAGATAATCTATCTTTCAGGAGGGAACTCCTTCTACCTCCTCGATTGCCTACGCTCAACAGAAATCGACCAGATTATTCGAGGGCGTCTGGCCGAAGGGGCGATTCTAGTTGGTGAATCAGCTGGAGCTATAGTTTGTAGCCCAAATATCGCCTACATTCAGCCAATGGATCGTGTCCCTGACAACTACAGCCAGGCTGACTACACCGGACTGAACTTAGTGGACTTCTTCCCGGTACCTCACTACCTCGCCCCTCCATTTGTGAAGAGTTCCAAGGAAGTAGTCGCCCAGCACGCTAGCCTCCCACTCGAGCTCATGAACAACGCAGAAGCGGTAATAGTAGAGGGTCCCCAAAGGACAAAGATCTCATCAGAGCACCAGTAGTCCTCGTGAGTCGTACACCGACGTGCCCGTGTGGCTGCCACCGCCTCGGATAGCGCGGTCGAGGGCCATGATGGTGGCGACCACCTCGTCGATCTTCTCGGTGGACTTTTGCTTGTCGGGTTTGATGTTTCCTGCCGGGTCGGTGCGGACGTGAATGTTGTCGACCATCCAGGACAGCACTGGGTGCCTGCCGTGAGCGAGCCTACCTTCTAGTGCGAGTCTCATGAGCTCCTTGGACGGTGGGCTCATGTCTTTGAAGCCTTGCCCGAAGGGCACGACGGTGAACCCGGCATCGTCAAGGTTTTGGCTCATCTGGACTGCGCCCCACCTGTCGAAGGCGATCTCGCGGATATCGAAGCGTGTCCCGAGTTGCTCGATGTGGCGTTCGACGTGGGCGTATTGGACGACGTTGCCCTCCGTGGTCTCTAATAAGCCCTGTTGGTGCCACAGGTCGTAGGGCACATGATAACGCGCCACCCGCAACGCCAGGTTGTCCTCCGGTATCCAGAACCACGGGGCGATCCGGTACTTCTTCGTCCCCGTAGGGTGGGAAGATGAGGACGAAGGCGGTAATATCCGTCGTAGAGGCAAGATCCAGCCCGCCGTAGCAGCGTCTTCCTTCCAGCTCGTCCAGGTTTACCGGGTCGGCTCCCGCGTCCCAGATGTGCATGGGCATCCACCGCACCGACTGCTTGACCCACTGGTTCAACCTGAGCTGCCGGAACGTGTTCTCCTCGGCAGGGTTCTGCCGGGCCGAGTTGCACGCCGCGCGCACCTTGTCGATCGGCACCGTCACGCCCAGTGAGGGGTTGGCTTTGCGCCACACGGCCTCATCGGTCCAATCATCATCCGCGTCGGCCCCGTAGATCACCGGATAGAACGTCGGATCATACTTCTTGCCCGCGAGGATGTCCTGGACTTTCTGGTGCTGCTCATAGCAAATCGAATGCGTATCAGTTCCGGCGGTGGTGATCAGGAAATACAGCGGCTAGGTGCGTGCGTCGCCCGAACCCTTGGTCATGACGTCGAACAGGGCTCGGTTGGGTTGGGTGTGAAGCTCGTCGAAGACCACGCCGGAGATGTCGAACCCGTGCTTGAAGTAGGCCTCTGCGGAGAGGACTTGGTAGAAGGAGTTGGTGGGCTTGTAGATGATTCGCTTCTGCGAAGAGAGGATCTTCACCCGCTTCGACAGGGCTGGTGATTGGCGCACCATATCGGCGGCGACTTCGAACACGATCGAGGCCTGCCGCCGGTCGGCCGCACACCCGTAGACTTCGGCACGCTCCTCACCATCCCCACACGTCAGCAGCAGGGCGACGGCGGCGGCAAGCTCTGATTTGCCCTGCTTCTTGGGGATCTCGACATAGGCGGTAGTGAACTGGCGGTAGCCGTCGGCTTTGACGGTGCCGAACAGGTCACGGATGATTTGTTCCTGCCAGTCGATGAGCTGGAAGGGCTGTCCTGACCAGCGGCCCTTGGTGTGTTTCAAGGCTTGGATGAACGCGACCGCGAAGTCGGCTTTCCGCTTGTCATAGGTGGAGCCTGCGGCCATGAACCGGGTCGGCGTGTAGGTGTCGAGAGTGCGCATCACGCCCGTCAGGCTCCTTCCTGTGCTGGTTAGTTGGTGTGGGCGAAGGCCCAGGCGATGGCGTGGCCGGCGTCAGCGAACAGTTCGTCAGCCTCGGCGACCAGGTCGAGTTCGCATTCACTGAAGCCTCGGGCGTCCGGTCCCCAGCCGGAGATCGGCTGCTCGGCGAGCTTGTAGACGCGGGCGTCGTTTCCGATCCGGCCTTTGCCCAAGTGCCGGTAGGCCGAGGCGAGGACGAAGTCCCCGTAGGCGATCACCGTGCCGTAGCTGTCGGTCGCCATCTGCAGCTGCTCCATCGTGGTCTTTTCGTTGTTCATGACCTTCTCCTTCTTGCCTTGTTCGGTCATGTACATACAGCCATAGGTGCGCGCTCTTATCCAGTCGTAAAAGCCCTAGTCAGCCCACTATTTTTGAGGAATCTTTGAGGGGCGACGGGCACGGAAACGGCCCCTGATTGGGTGGGTACCCACGGTGGCTTGGGGTCAGTCGATGGCCAGGTGCCAGGCGGGGATCATGCGGCGTTCCCCGGTGATCGGGTCTGGGTAGCGGTCGTTGACTTGGGTCATGCCTCGCAGGGTTGCCCCTGCCTGGGTGAGGTTCCAGATGATCGTGGTCAGGCCGGTCTGGTTCGCGCTGATCGTGAACTCGCCGATGCTGTGCTCCTTGAGTTCGTCGAGGATGCTGGGCACGTCTGAGTCGTAGAGACCTTCGGCGAAGTCGAGCAGCTCGTTGCCCGCCCGCTGGCTGTTCATGTAGACGGTGAGCAGGCTCGTGGACGAGGTTTGGGTGCGGGTCGCGATCTTGCTGGTCGAGGTCGTCAATTGTGTTCATCGCGGGTGTCCTTGTGGGTGGGTGGGGTGCGCCAGGCGGCGTTGCCGTCCAAGTGTTTGAGCAAGGTGCGGCGGACGGGTTTGGTGTCGTCGCCGATCAGACCGAGGCGCAGCAGCCAGCAGCGCATCGCATATTTGTCGTTCCCGCCCGTTTCGGCAGGTTTGGCTGAGGCTCTTGTGGCGGTTTTGGCGTGGTCGATGATCCGGGCGATCAGCACCGTGGTGGCCTCCACTACCTGCGGGTCGGGCGCTACGTCGAACCAGGGGAACTCGACCGTCCCGGCCTCGGCGTCGATGCTCATCGGGGTTGCGGGGATCTGGAGTGCTTTGGCGATGAGCTCTCCTTTCGCTGCTAGCGTCGCCTCCACCTTCCCTTTCGTGGTGTCCTCCCAACCGGTGGTGGGGAACGCCAACGTCAACCCCAACTCGCCTGGCTCGTCGGTGGTGTCCGTCGGGAATCCGGCCTGCGCGGCCGCCTCGACCAGCCCGGCCACGTCGGTGTCGTCGGGCAGATGCAGCAGCCAGTCACGATCCAACATGGCCTCGCCAATCTGGTAGGCAAACGTTGGGGTTCCCAGATACTCGACGGTCGCTCGCAGCTGGGTGGCGAGAAAAGCGGCGAGTTGCTTGCGGCCTTTGCGCTGCTTGGTGAACTTGAGTGTCGTCATGACCGGCCTCCTTTGCGTGTTCCCCTGGTCGGAGTGGTTTTCGGTCATGTACATACACGCTCTATCCCGACCAGATAGCAAGTCCGGACGGCCACCTATTTCTTGCCTCGATCCACGGCCTTCACCACATCCAGGTAGGCCAACTGTTGGCCGTCGCGCAGGCAGGTGATACCTGCGGCGTCCCCGGTGGCGTCGGCGTAGCGGCGCAGAATGACTGAGGCGTATTTCTCGTCGAGCTCCATGCAGTAAGCGATCCGGTTGGTGGCCTCACACGCCATGAGCGTGGAGCCAGAGCCGGCGAACGTGTCGAGCACGATCGCATTCGCCTGGGTGGAGTTTCCAATCGGATACGCCAACAGATCCAGCGGCTTCGAGGTCGGATGATCAGCATTCCTGCGAGGCTTATCAAACCGCCAGACGGTGGTTTGTTTCCGATCCGCGTACCACGTGTGCTTGCCCGTCTTCACCCAGCCGTAGAGAACGGGCTCGTGTTGCCACTGATACGGGGAACGACCCAGCACCAGGGAGTCCTTGACCCAGATGCAACACCCCGACAGCTTGAAGCCCGCGTCTTGAAAGGCGCGCCGGAAGTTCAGACCTTCGGTATCGGCGTGGAACACGTACGCGGACGCGCCCTTCTCACACACGCCCGCCATCTGAGTGAACGCTGCGAGCAGGAACTCGTAGAACGCGTCCGCGCTCATCTTGTCGTTCTTGATCGACAAGCCGTCAGACGATTCGAAGGCGACGTTGTATGGCGGGTCCGTGAGCACCAAGTTGGCCTTCTTGCCATCCATCAACAGCTCGATGTCGCCCGCGTTGGTGGCGTCGCCGCACACCAGCCGATGCCTACCCACCGTCCAGATATCACCCCGCTCGACGAACGCGGCAGCCTCCAGGGCGGCGGTCAGATCGAAGTCGTCATCCTCCACCTCGTCCTCATCCAAGGAGCCGATGAGCTGGGCAATCTCATCGTCGTCGAACCCAGTCAGCTCAGCGTCGAAATCACTCGCGTCCAGGTCGGCGATGAGCAGGGCGAGCTTGTCCTGGTCCCAGTCGCCACTGATCTTGTTGAGCGCGACGTTCAAGGCTTTTTCGCGGGTCTCGTCCAACTCGACGACCACGCAGTCGACAGTGGTTTCACCGAGGTCTTCGAGGACTTTGAGGCGCTGGTGGCCGCCGACGACATGGCCGGTGGTCTTGTTCCAGATGACAGGTTCGACGTATCCGAACTCCGTCAGCGACCGCTTGAGCTTTTCGTAGTCGGGGTCGCCGGGCCGGAGGTCTTTGCGCGGGTTGTAGTCGGCTGGCGTGAGGTCAGCGATGGGTAGCTGCTCGATGCGCACGGGGCTCCACCGCCTTCCGCAGGTCGCGCTCAAAACGCCAGGTTTGTTCCCAGCGCGGCCAATCCCGGCCCATGTGCCCGTAGACCGCGAGATCCCGGTAACGGGGTGTGCGCAGGTTGAGGACGTCGATGATCCCCGCCGGCCGCAGCACGAACACGTCACGTGCGGCGGCGGTCAAGATGTGGTCGGCGTACTCGCCGGTGCCGAGCGTGTCCACCTCGAACGCGACCGGATCAGCCTTCCCAATCGCATACGAGATGCCCACCTCGCACTCAGCGGCCAGCCCGGCGTCAACGATCGTACGAGCGATCAGGCGAGCCATGTAGGCCGCTGACCGGTCGACCTTGGATGGGTCCTTGCCGGAGAACGCGCCCCCACCATGAGACCCGAGCCCGCCGTAGGTGTCGACCATGAGCTTCCGGCCCGTCAGCCCGGTATCGGCTCGCGGCCCGCCCTCAACGAACCGACCCGACGGATTCACAAGAATTTCGGTGTGCTCGTCTATGGGTAGGTAGGTCTGGCAGGCCGGGGCCACAATCAGCGAGCGCACCTCACGCTCCAACACGGCCAGATCCTTGCCCGCCTCATGCTGCACCGAGACCACGACGGTCTCGACGGCGGCGGGGGTACCGGTGTCGTCATAACGCACACTCACCTGGGCCTTGCCGTCCGACTTGATCCCGCAGATCGTCCCCTCGACCTGGGCAGTATCGAGACGCTCGCAGATGCGATGTGCCAGGACGAGCGGGAGCGGGAGGCGTTCAGGGGTCTCGGCGGTGGCGTAACCGTAGACCGTGCCCTGATCGCCAGCCCCCTGCAACGCGAACGCCGAACTATCACCACCGCGTGCCTCCAGCGAGGTGGTGACCCCGGCGTTGATGTCGCTCGATTGGCGGCGCGTCCACACGTAGATCAGGATCCCGAGCGGACTGTATCCGGCACGCGCGAGGGCGGTGCGCACAGACTCCCGGATACGCGGGCGGTGGTTGGTGGTGATTTCGCCGGTGACGATGATCCGCCGACCGGCTGCCATCACCTCCACCGCCACCCGTGCGGCCTTGTCGTCGTAGAGGATGTCGTCGAGGATCTGGTCGGCGATCTGATCGGCCAACTTGTCCGGATGACCAGCACACACAGACTCGGCAGTACGAATCGAACACATAAGCACACTCGCTTCCACGAATCGGAGGGGAACAAGAAAGCGTCCACCCCACTAGAGGGTGGACGCGAAGATCATGAGGGGCGGTTAGGAGCGGGCGTTGAGCAGCTGCTCCATCACCTCGTCGCCGGGCGTGGTGCCCGCGTAGTCGGTGGTGCAGGTGGCGCGCACGATCTCGTAAATCTCGTACCAATACACATTCGCCTGCTTCCCGAAACTCTGGGACATGGCGACAAACGGGCTGGCGATGGCGGCACCGGTGGTGGGGTGCTTGCCGAGCAGGCCGAACTTGGAGATCGCCTGCTCGCACTGCACATACCGGGCAAACGCCTGCGCATACGCCTCAATCAGGCGAGGCGCCACGAATTGGGAACCGCCACGTTGATCGAGCCACTGCCACG